GCTGTACCGTCAGATGTACAGCGGTAGGCCACTATCTAATGTGTGGCGACCGTCATACGCTCCGGTGCGGCGTGCCGCCTGCACGCGCTGGCCGCGTCCCACACGGCGCGCCACGGCGCACCGGAAGCAATCGCGTCCCGGCCCGGCTGCGTCACCACATACTCCGTCGGCACCCAGTACTCACCGAAATCGTCGACGGCTTCAAAACCATGCCTAACGAAAAGCTCGACGTCACCGCCGCTCGTGCGGAACACGCAACCGCTGGGCATGTCCTCCCACGGCATGGCTGAACCGACCAGGGCGGCGACGCGCTGCCCCCACGAAAGGCGAACGTCCTGGCCGTGGCACTCAAAGACGCGCACAGCCGCTTCGTAGTCTTTCTCGTCGGCCGCAACCCACACGGTGGTCCGTGCGAGCGTCACCGATTCCCGGCCGTCCTCACCGACGGTGACCGTGACGTCAGCACCGGGGAACATAGTCGTGATGAGAGTCTGAACCTGGTCGGCTGTAGCCATGATCGTGTTCCTTCCTGGGTGTTGGTTGGTGTTCGTGCCCCCGGCAGGAGTCGGACCTGCCGTGCGACCATCGGGGCTACTGGCTCACGCGCTCAAGCCGCGTGATGATAGGGGCGCTCCGCCGCCGCCATCTCGAGCAGGAAGTCAGCCAAGTCTGCCGGGCAGGGGACGCGCTCAACCAACGGTGCGCGTGAGGTGTATCCAACCGGCAGCACCGTGAACCGGTCGCCGCGCACGGTCAACACGGCGTTGCCCAGCGAGATAACGCCACGCGCACCAGAGACCACAGCCCGGGGCTCGTGCGCAGCAGCGAACTCCGTGCCGCACACCTCTGCCAGCACGTCATCAATCACGGCTCGCGTCATCGCAGCGTTACGGGCGATCTCAGCTGCCTGCATAGCCACAGCCACAGGAGACGGCCGAAGCGCCGCCCAAAGAGCGTCACGCGCAGCCTCGGTGCGACGGCAGGAGATGCGAGACTTCTCCGCCGCCGTGAGCGGCGTGGCGTACAGCTCCGCAGCCTTCGTGAACGCGGCGTCATAGGCGGCTTCGTAGACGGGCCGCCCCAACTTCTCGAGGTGCTCGAGGTATGCAGCCCGCCGGGACTCGCGATCGGTGGTGTTCATTGGGTTCTCCTTGGGGGATTGGCGGGGACTTCCTGTCCCCTTGTGATGACTCTATGGTACACCACTAGGCCGCCCAATGTACAGCGGTAGGCCACCACATACCGAGTGACGCACAACATGACGCACGCGTGCGCCCACCACACAACGAACCGGGGCCACCACACGGTGACCCCGGCCCATCATGCGCGCACCACTCAGCGCGACCACCACACAATCACATCCGAGCCCTGCCCATTGCCCCGCTCACTCGCGTCCCAGAAGCAACCGTCCACGCCCGGCACGGGATCGCCGCCATCCTCATCGTCACACGGCGTGAGGATCACACCATCATCCGGGACCACGCCCGCGTCCACGTCAGACACCGTAGCCGTCGACTCCGGTGCGCTCACCGCGCCCGCCGTGCCACCATCGCACGCGCCCGCGGCCCACGCGACGCCCATGGCCACCACGACTGCCGTCACTACACGCTTGCTCATTTCGATCACTCCGTTCAGGGGATTTATCAGGGGGATTCGGTCGGGCTCCACTGCCCTTCCGATACCCCTAGTGTACACCACTGGGCCACCAGATGTACAGTCCCATACACCCCCACCCACACACACCCCAATCCGACCGGTAAGGGGGTACAAATCACGGCACCACACCCTCGCGGCCCCGTCGGCGGCGGGGAGTGGTCTCCCCCTCCCCGAGGGTTACCCGGGGTCGCGCGTATATACAGTGTCCAGAGCCCGTGTACCCATCACTTACCCATCGCTTTCACGTCGTGTTTTGAGCGTTTCTGCGCTGGACGTCCAGTGCTTCGCGGTGTTCCTCGCCTCCGCTTTGCCGCGTCATCATGCGCATCGCGTGATGTTCATTGACGTTCGTTGTCCACTGATTGCGGTGTCAGAGGGAAATCGGAGTGTTGTGGGTTCGAGTCCCACCGGAGGTACCAAGGCCGTTGAGATCACAGGGTTTCATCCAGCCGCAGGGACCTCGGGAGCCGTCCAGAGCGCCATCTCCCCACGTTTACCCATCGCTTTGCGGCGCGAGCTCCTTGAGGGCATTTCGCACGTCGGGAGCCACCTGTGAGCGCTCGATGTAGTGGCGCATGGCGATGCCGGGATCGTTGCCGAGCACGCCTGACGCTGTCTCCGGGTCTCCGACGAGGGTGGCTACAGTTCTTCGGAACGTGTGGGGGGTTACCCATTCCAGGCCGGTGCCATTGAGCGCGAGCTTAAGAGTTTTCCTGACGGTTGCCGGGTCTCGGACGGTGCCCTTTGATGAGGGGAAGACAAGGTCGCTGTTGGGGCCGGTCACGGAGCGGCGCAGCAGTACCGCCAGCCCGAAGTCGGGTAGGAGGAGCGTGCGCCGGGATGATGATGTCTTGGGGTGGTCCTGCCTGAACGCTCGGCGCGGTTTCTCGGCGGTGAGGGACACGGTTCCGCAGATGGTCAGCGTCCCGGCGTCGAGGTCGACGTCTTCCCACCGTAGGGCGAGGACCTCGCCGATGCGTGCGCCGGTGGCGATGAGGAGCTCGACGACGTCGCCGGCGTCGGACTTGGAGCGTCCCTTGGCCTCGTGGGCGGCGATGGCGGCGCGCACCTGGGCGAGCTCGGGGATGGTGAGCGCCTTGGGCGCAGGCTTGGGCGCCTTGGGCTGCTGGGCGTCGCGCACGGGGTTGCGTTCGATGGCGTCGAGGCGGACGGCGGTTGCCATGACCTGGGAGAGGATGACGCGGGATGTGCGGGCGACGCTCGAGCCGTGGTGCTCGAGCATGGCCTTGAGGGTCTGCTCGACGGTGCGGGTGGTGATCTCGCGCAGTCGTCGCGCGCCGAGGGCGGGCAGGACGTGGCGCTCCAGGGTCCACGTGTAGACGCGCCTGGTCCCTTCGGTGCGGTCGGTGAGGGTATCTGCCCAGATTCGGGCGACGGCGTCGAAGCGGCTGTCCGCGGTGATCTCGTCGCCGATGGTGTGTGCCCGGCTGGCGAGGGCGGCGGTGAGCGCGGCCTTGGCCTTGCGGGGGGTGTCGCCGACGCGACCGAACAGGCGGGTGATGCCGTCGTAGTCGCGGTAGCGGGCGCGGGCCTCGTAGCGTCCGCTGGCGGTTGAGTGGACGGTGATGTCGCCCCAGGTGCCGACGGGTAGTGGTGGCCGGCCCACGGCTACTGCTCTTCCTCGAGGGCGCGTAGGACGGCGTTGACGATACGGCGGCCGCGGGGGTCGAGGTGGGCGAGGCGGCGCGCGGTGGAGAGGATGGGGCCGTGTTCGCGGCTGATGGTCTGTAGGGCGGCGGCTTCGACGTCGTCGGCGGGGATGCCGAGGGCGGCGGCGAGGTTGGCGATGGTGTCGACGCCTGGGAGTTGCCTGATTTGGTCGGCGGCCATCTGTCCGATGCGTGACTTGGACAGGTGACTGGCTTCGGCTAGGTCTCGGTATGAGCGCCCGGACGTGAGGATGAGTTGTCCCAGGGTTGGGGTGGGGTCGGTCATGCGTTCAATGGTGCCTCATTGGACGCTGAGTGTGCAACCAATATGCGTTGGACGGTCACGTTTTCGTTATGTGTGTACAGTGGACAGCAGTAGACGAACGGCTCTACGCTTAGGGTCGTCCAGCGGAGCGCTGGACACTCCCCAACGAAAGGACATCCCATGCACCTCAAGGAGTGGCCGCCCGAGATGAGTCGGGCTGACCTCATGACCGTGTCCGAGGCTGCCGCCGAGCTCGGCTATCGGGACGGCCGGCAGATTCGCGCCGCCATCCGTGACGGGCGCCTGGACGGGTACCAGCCTTTGCTGGGGCGTGCTGCCCTCGTGGCCCGCGCCGACATCGACCGGCTCAAGGCCCCGGTCGCCGCGTGAGACGCACGGGGCCAGATATGACGACCAGGCTTCTCGTTGCTGACCGGGACCGGTGGAGGTGCGTCCGGTGTGGGCGTGACCTCTCGGACGGGTCTGGGAACCTCCAGCACCGCCGTGCGCGGGGCATGGGGGGCACGAAGAAGGTGGACGTCAACGGCCCCGAGAACCTGATCCTCCTGTGCGGGTCTGGGACGACCGGATGTCACGGGCACGTGGAGTCGCACAGGGAGGAGGCCCGCCGTGCCGGGTGGGCCGTCACCCAGGCCGATGACCCGGGCCGGGTCCCTGTCACCTACCCGGGAGGCCGTTTCCTGCTCACCGCCGATGGTGGGCGCATCCCCTACCGAGAGAAAGAGACCGCAGCATGACCACTGCCAGCACCATTCACCCCAAGGAGCGCGGTTCCGTGCGCGCCAACGACCCCGACACCAGCCAGTGGGCGGCCGACAGCATCCAGGATGCCACCACATCGCAGGACTTCGTTCTCATGGTCCTCCGAGACTTCACCCACCCCGGCCCGTTCACGCTCGCCTCCGTCGTCGCCCACACCACCGGCGTCCTCTCCCCGTCCCGCGCCCGCACCGCCGTGCGCGAGCTTCAGGACAAGGGCCTCATCGAGGAGACCGGCGAGTACACGCTCACCCCCTCCGGCCGGCGTGCCCGCCTCCTCGCCCTCACCGACACTGGGAGGGCCGCAGCATGAGCAGGGTCTACTACGACAACGATGACCTATCCCCGGTCCTGGCCGGCCGTTACGTCACCAAGGTTGACGGGGACACCCTCACCCTCGACAACGGCCTCATGCTCGAGTTCGAGGGAAACGAGGGATGCACCTGCGGTTCAGGCACCTACGACCTCACCAAGCTGTTCCAGCGCGGTACCCCGACTGCGCGCATCATGTCCGCCGACGTGACCACCCGTCTGACCGATGAGGACGACGAATACAGCGACGTCATCTACACCCTGTTCGTGATCGTCGACGACGAGCGCCTGCCCCTCGCCGAGTTCGAGGGGAACGACGGGAACGGCTACTACGGCTCCGGCTTCCAGATCACCGTGACACGCAATGGGGTGGCGTCATGACCACCCTGACCATGGCTCAGCGCCGCCAGGATTTCGAGGCCATGCTCGCGCGCGTCGACCAGGTGCGGCGGGCAGTCAGCAAGTTCTGGGCGAAGGAAGAGGACACGCCGGGGAAGCCTATCGCCAACCTCGCCCGCGACGCCGCCGAACTGTGCACCTCCTGGGTGGTCGCCGCCAAACGCGCCGGGGAGGGGCACCCACCAAGCGACCAGGTGAAGAACCTCGCTGTCATCGTCGCCGCACGCTGCCTTCACATCATCTGTAGCGACGAAGACCTCTCGGACATGCCCACAGGCGACCTCTTGGCCGCCATCACCAACGACGCCGAGGAGTGGTTCGGAGCTCACGCGGACGAGTGGCTGGACCTGGGGGTCAACCCCTGCGTGCGAGCCCAGTGCCTCATCCAGTGTCTCGGCCAGGTCTCCAGCGCGTGGCCCATCACCCCCGACTGGCCATCCCCCTACGGGTACGACTGCGCCGACTTGAAGTTCGGCTCCCTCGTGCGTCTCACCTTCGAGGCTACCTGTGCGGCTCTGGCTGCCGAGCGCGGTCTCTGGCAGGAGGAGGAATCGTGAGACTGGCGATCGCTGATCCGCCGTACCTGGGACGCGCCGCACTGTGGTACGGCGGCAAGCAACACCCCCACTATGGCACGCCCGGACGAGCCAAAGGACGCTCCCGCCTGAGCGCCGAGTTCCACCATGACGCCAGCGCGTGGGACAACCCTGACCAGCACAAGGCACTCATGACCGACCTCAATCTCCAATGGGATGGGTGGGCTATGGCGGCATCAGCAAAGACTATCGCCGAGATACTGCCGCACGCAGCCAGCTTAGGGGGGAGGCTCGCCGTCTGGCATGTCACCAACGCTATTCCTGACGGCGCCCGCGTCCGCTCCGTTTGGGAGGCACTCATCTACAAAGTGCCCGAATCACGGCGCGCCGCCGGTACTGGGGTGAGTGTCCCTGACGTGCTCAGTGCGCCCCACCCCGTAACCGGCTTCGTCGGGGCGAAGCCTGACCGATGGACCACATGGGTGCTAGATCTCCTGGGATTTGACCCCGCGCAGGATACCGTGAGCGACCTTTTCCCGGGCTCCGGGGCGGTCTCGAGAGTGGTCGCTGGGAGGCTGATATGAGCATCTCTGTGATGTCTACTGAGGAGGAGTCATGACTCGCGTTCTCCTGCCGGGGCGCGTCCTCCGGCATGTCGCCGACGTCGGAGACCCCGTCCGCTACCAGGGTGGCACCTGGTACCCGCTCACCCGCCTCTGTGACGGCAGCGAACGCCTCGCCGGAGCCCAATTCATCAGCCAGCGCTGCGAGACGATCGACGCCCCCAACTTCGACTGCTGCTACTCCTGCCGTGGAGTCTGGGAAGCCGAGTCCACCGATGCCCCGGTCCCCACCATGGAGACCATGACCCTCTTCGACCTATGAGCGCCGCCGTGATGCCCCCAGGGGAGGCGGCCTGGGTGCGAGAGCACGCCTGGCTGCCTCCCATGCGGCGTGACTACGCCCAGTGGCCGCACCTCTACGACCGATGTATGTGCCGCCGCTTCTACGGCAATGGCGGCGTGTGCGAAGGCTGCCGGGAGGGCGACCACGCCGCCTGCGACCACCGGATGGACCGCTGGCCGGCCGACGCGCCCCTCTGCTGGGTCACCGACCGGCTGGGGCGTGTCCCGATCCTCGACGGCGTCGATTCCTGGCAGGTGTGGGACGCCCGCACCACCCATGACCCCCGATGCACCTGCTACCTCGCCGGTCACGCCGACTCCGCGCCGGTGCCCGAGCAGGGCGATCTTTTCTCTCTCCTGGTGGCCTAGCCCGCCCCTAACCCTTAGGAACCACCATGGATTCATTCTCATTCTTCGTCCCCGGTGAGCCGATCACCGAGGGCTCCACGCGAGCGTTCGCCTCCGGGCAGCGCGTCGTCGTCACCCACGACCGGGGGGCGTCACTCACCGCGTGGCGTCTCGCCGTCAAGGACGCCGCCCTGAAAGCGGCCCGCGAAGCCGGCTGGGAGCCCCGCTACGACGGCCCCGTCCGCGTGACCGTCACCTTCTACCTACCCCGCCCGAAGAGCGTCCCGGAGTCCCGCTACTGGCCGCACGTGAAGCCCGACCTGGACAAGCTCCTGCGCGCCATCGGGGACGCCCTGGCACCGTACCGGCAGGTCGGGGTGCTGTGCGAGGACTCCCGGATCGTTGAGTGGACGGCCCGGAAACTCTATGACCAGACGCCGGGCGCCTGGGTGTGCATCACCCGCTGCGTGCCGCCGCGCGAGTTGGACCCCGACGAGGCGGTGGCGGCATGAGCGAGGTGATCCGTGAGAGGTCGCCGCGTTCTCGGGGGCGCGTCCGGTGCGACGACTGTGGTCGCCGCATCCCCAAGGGCGAGCGGTACCGCCGGTCGACGGTCGTCGACGGTGGGACGATCTGGGATTGGCGCGAGTGCCAGCCATGCCAAGACGCGGTCAGCCACGTCGTGGCCTGGAAGGGGCCCTACAGCGACGACTACTACCCCGACGACTTCCAGAATTGGGCGTATGAGGCCATGGGCGACGTCGGTGTCTCCGGCTACCTGTTCCTGTTCGATACCGCAGGCATGTGGGGACGCTACCTGGAAGACCTTGCCGACTCCGCTGCCGAGTGCGCAACCAGAGACGCCGACCCCGCGCAGGCGTGGGACGACGAAGCATGGGCAGCCTTCACCTGGCGCATGCAAACCAGCCCCGCATTTACCCCTACCAACTAGGAGGATGAGTCTCGTGCCGGAGACACCACAAAGGGGGAGGCCATGAGCAACCGCGCCCTCTCCCAGGCATTCCGCATGCCACCAACCATCAACGGGACAACACGGCTAGTCCTGTTCGTCCTCGCCGACTCCGCGTCGTCGGAGACCGGTTACTCCTTCATGGGCGTAGCGCGGATCGCCGCCTACGCCGGCGTGAAGACCCGTGCCGCCCAGTACGCCCTACGCGCCCTGGAGCAGCTCGGCGTCATCACGACCGCCATCAACCGGGGTGGTCTGGCCGACTGGGACGACCGTCGCCGCCCCAACCTCTACGTGTGGCAGTACGAGGTCGCTGAGGCCATGATCGAGGAGGCCGATCCTGGGGTGCACCGCCATGCACCGGGTGCACCAGCGTGCACCCCTGAAGAGGGGTTTAGGGGTGCACCGCCGTGCACCACCCCGGTGCACCACCGTGCACCCAATCCCTCAATAGAACCCCCAACTACTAACTCACCTTCCGTAGGTGGTTACGTTGGGGGCACACAGCGCGCTGAAGCGCGCCCGACGACGACGGACGAGCCGAAGCGGCGGGGCACACGCATCCCCGACGACTTCGCCGTCACCGACGAGATGGCCGCATGGGCCGCCCAGAACGTCCCCCTCGTCGACACCGCCTCCGAGACCGACCGGTTCCGCGACTACTGGGCGGGCGTGTCCGGCCAGCGCGGCACGAAGCTCGACTGGGTCGCGACCTGGCGGAACTGGATGCGCCGCGCCGACGACGACCGCGCCCGGGGCCGGCGCAGCCAGGCGCAGATCATGCGCGACAACGCGGCCGCCGCCATCGCCAGCGACCAGCGGGCCTTGTCCGCGCCCGATGCGCTGACCGGGTTCCTCGAAGGAGGCCAGCCATGGGAGTGACCCAGCAGAACGTCGCCGGGGTCCTGGCCTACCTGCTGGCCGCGCAGGCGATCACCGCGACGGACGGTCAGGTTGTCGTCTGGCACGACTACCTGACGCACACGGTGCCCGGCCTGGACGCCGCCGAGCTCCGGCCGGCGTGCCGGGACGCGGTCAGGGCGTGGGCGACCGACGGGCGGGCGTGGCGCATCGACGTCGAGCGGTTCGCCGCCGCGATCCGCCGGGCACGCTCGGAGCGGGTGCGCGCCGAGGAGTCCGCCCGGGGCGCGTTGATCCCCGACGGGCTTGGTGCTGACGCGAAGGCGGAACTGGCGTGGCGTAAGGCGGCTATCGCGGCCGTTGGGCGCGGGGCCTCACGGGCTGAGGCTGAGGCAGCGGCTTGGCGCGCGGTCGGTCGTCGCCCACCGGCTGTCACCGCCGGCCGGGACGTGCTGGGCGGCCTGACTGGCCCGGATCGTGCACGCGAGGTGCTGCGGAGGCTCAAAACACCCCCGGGAGGGGTCGTCACAGCCCCAGGAACGGGACAGAACCGTTCGACGCTACACCGACATGGGGAGGGCCCCGTTAGGCCCGCAAATCGGCTCCCACGCAATCCGGGGTCTGAGAGGAGCGCAGCATGAGCGAATGGGTTGACTGGCTGAGATGGGGTGCGCCCGAGCTCGCGCGCCGCATCAACGCCCTGGACGCCTCCCCCGTGCGCCGCGGTGGCGGAAGCGTGCACACGGGGTTCGGGGCCGCTTCCCCTGCCCGGGACGCGGTGATCGCGCTCCAGCAGGACGCGCGCTGCACGGTCCGTGAGCGGGAGGCCCTGCATCGTGGGGCGCTCAAGGCGGGCCTGCCCCGCCTCGGCCTGACCGCGGGCTGCGACTTCCTGGCGGCGACGGCGGCGGCCGTCGAGGCGGCCGACTTCGAGACCCTGTGGGACACGGGTCGGGCCGTGACCCGTCTGCTGGCCCGTTGCGACCAGGTCGAGGGCCTGGCCGAACCGGTGCGCGTCATCCGGGGACTGGACGGGGAGACGGCGTGCCCGGCGTGCTCCCACGGCGTGGCCCTGTTCGACGGCGTACACGCGACGTGCCTGCGCTGCCGTGAGCGGTGGCTGCCTCTGGTGCCGCTACTCACAGCGGCATAACATTCATGTAACACCCCTACCATCCCGAGGAGAAACCACCATGAGAACGAAGACCAAGCACATCACCCTCAACCCCCGCAGCAAGAGCCACGCCCGGAAACTGGGCAAGCTCCTGGCCGACGGCTGGGTGATCGTCTCCGAGCACAAGCGAGGCCTGCTCGCCTTCAAACCCGGCTTCGTTGACTACATCCTGACCAAGCAGGCGTGACCTCCGGGTACAGGTGAGGCCCCCACCATCATGGTGGGGGCCTCACTCGTGTTCTGGGGTGTGTCTAGGCGGAGGCGGCGTCTGGGGTGGCGGCGGATATGCGGCCCTCGGCGCGGGCGAAGATCGTGGTGACGCTGACCCCGAGGGCCTGGGCGATGGCGGCGACGGCCTCGACGCCGAGGAGGCGTTTCGCGTTGAGGCTGTTCAGGACGGTGCTTCGGCTCAGGCCGGTGCGTTCCACTAGGGTCTCGATGGTGACCTGCTGGGCGGCGCGTTCGCGCCGCAGCTCGGCTGCTACGGCTGCGTTTAGGCCCTCTGACGGGTTCCTGTCAATGGTGGACATGACACTCATGTTGCCATATGCAACCTAAAGTCTCGCCTTGGTAACGAAGTTCCCAGGATGTTGTGAGGTATGTGAGCGCAACATATGGTTTTCATATGGGAACCGAACCGCTGACCTCCCGCCTGGTAGAGGTCATCAACCGACAAATCCAGGAAACAAACCTCTCGATTTTCTCAATGGCAGAGAAGACCGGCATCCCCAACGCGACCCTTCACCGCAAGCTCACCAACCACGGGCGCGGACTCACCGTCGACGAGGTGGTCCGAATCGCCGCCGAGCTCGACACAACCCCCACAGCCCTCATCGCCCAGGCCGAGACCAACTAGCGGCCACCTACCCCCTACCAAACAAGAAGGCCCGGCAGGAGTGCCGTCCCACCGGGCCAACGACCAACCCCCTACCAAGAAGGAAGATCATGCCCAAGTCTAGCGCATGGGCCACGGTCGACGCTGACCAGCACGTCGCCGTCGGCCGCCCACACGCCGCACACGGCGTCACCATCACCCCCCTGGCCGAGGCCGGCAAGGCCACCACCTTCGCCGTCGAGGCCACCACCCCCGACGTCCCCCTGAGCCGCAGCGGCCTGCGTGACCTCATGGCCGCCATCGTCGACGCCTCCCAGATCGAGGACCCCGAATGGGGTGAGGCGAAGTGCGCATGAGCCGCTACGACATCGCCGCCTGCGTCGCCGGTGCCATCGGTATCGCCGCCGCCCTGTCCTCCATGTGGTTCGGCCAGCACATGATCGTCTGGTCAGGCTTCGCCGCCGCCGCGCTCGTCGTCTTCGCCGCCCTCGCCGAGAAGGAGAGAGACCGATGAGCCTGCGACTGTCATTCCGCGACTACCACACCACCGTCGGCGACATCGTCGCCCGCGACATCATCCCCCTGGACACCGAGTACCGGCACGACCGCGTCAACCCCGGCTACATGGCGTTCAGGTCCCAGCAGGACCTCATGGGCGCGGCCTGCGTCATCGGCGGGGAGGACCTCGCCGAGAAGGTGCAGGACCAGTGGCCGGCCGAGTGGAAGACCATCCTGCACGGCGGCTGGATGCTCACCTGGAGGGAGGCGGCGCAGCGATGAGCCGCATCGTCTACGTCCAGTCCACGGCCGTGCCCGGGGCCTCAGCGTGGCCCGTCGGCCAGGCCGGCCTCAAGGTCGGTGACCGTCTCGCCGTCCAGCACGGTGACCGCATCGTCGTGGTCTCCGCCGGCCTGTACATGCTGCGTGACCTCCTCGACGACGAGGGCCAGGAGGCCCTCGAGGAGTGGGACACCAGCGACCGCGCCTGCGCGGCGTGCGCCGCCGACGAGGACACCCCGGCACACAAGGCGCTCGAGGAGGACACCGCCGCGCAGGCCAGCCACCTTCTCACCCTGTTCGCGGAAGGGGAGCCCGCCTGCCAGGTGATCGGCCCCATGCAGGAGCGCGAGCGGGCCCTGACCCGCATGAACGCCGCCCAGGCGGCCGCGTGACCCGCCTCGTCATCTACCCCAACCACACCCCTACCAAGGAGAACCAATGAGAATCCCCCAAATCCTCCCCCGCCGGAGAGTCGAGACCAGCAACTTCTGCTACGTGCCTGAGACGGAGGCTGTTCGTGAGCTCCAGGCCGAGAACGAGCGCCTGCGCGCCCAGCTGCTCAACGCTTACGACCGCGTCAACACGGTCGATGACGCCCGACACGCCGAGGCGCGTAGACAGGAGTCCCTGTTTCAGATCATCGCAGAGTTCACCGACGACGACTGGCACGGACCCTTGCACTGCGACCACCTCGACGCCCTCCCCATCGGCACAGTGATCCGCGCGAAGGGCCTGGCCTGGACCCGCATCGGCATCGACTACGCCAGCGGCCGCTCCCTGTGGCTCACCCCCACCAAGGACGACACGGCCGACAGCATCGACCTCGACACCATGGGTACGACCGTCACGCTCGCCTGGGTGCCCACCGAGAAGGAGAAGCAGGCATGAGCGGCCACTACCGGTCCTACGACGACGCCGGCAACCCGGTCGCTGTCTACCACCTCAAGGTCCTGGCCTCCTGGAGCCTGTTCGGCTGGCTCCTCGTGCGCCGCTACATCAAGGAGGGTTGGGAGTACTCCGGGCGCGTGCGCGTCGGCCTGTTCCGCACCCTCTACTTCGTGAACCGCCTCAGCGAGGAGGGCGACCAGTGAGAGTCGAAGTCGACTGGGGCGTCCCCCAGCACTGCGACGACTGCGGGATTCGCCTCCGCCCAAGGAGCGCCGACGTCGACGAGTGGCCCAACACCCGCCCCCACCACGGCAAGGGCCTCTGCCGCACGTGCAGCAACAAGCTGCGCTCCACCGCCAGGCGCAGGCGCAACGGCGTCCAGCCCAGGACCAAGCCGCGCAGAAACCCCACCGTCGCCGAGCTGGTGGCCGCCGGCCACCCCTGCATCTCACCAGCACCCATGCCGAGCCGAGTAAGGAGCTACCCGCTATGAGCGAGTCAACGCCGAGCGCCCTAGTCGTCAGGGAGGACTCGCTGGCCCCGGCCGCCGTGCAGGCCCGCATCGCCTACGCCAAGAGCCTCGCCGCCTCGAGCCTCCTGCCCGACGCCTACCGTCAGCAGCCGGCCAACGTCCTGCTCGCCATCGAGTACGGCCAGTCCCTCGGCATCAAGCCCATCGCGGCCCTCAACGGCATCAACGTCATCAAGGGCAAGCCCACCATGAGCGCCGACCTCATGGCGTCCGTGGTCAGAAAGGCCGGCCACAAGCTCCGCATCATGCAGGAGGGCATGAGCGTCCGCGCCCAGCTGGTTCGCGCCGATGACCCGGAGTTCACCTACGAGGTTGTGTGGGATGAGGCGCGGGCACGCCGAGCCCAGTTGTGGGGCCAGCGCGGCCCCTGGTCCCTGTACCCCGAGCAGATGCTCCGGTCCAGGGCGATCACGGAAGTGTGCCGTCAAGGTGCATCGGACTGCCTGTACGGGGTCATCTACTCCCCCGAGGAGATCGGCGGTGAGGAGCACGGCCCCGGCACGGAGGACTACCTGGGGCCGGACGACACGGTCGCCCGGCTCAGGCAGGAGTGCGAGGACCTGGTCCACAGGTTCGTCAGGAAGTTCGGTGGCGACCCCGAGCAGATCGCCCGGGAGTGGATGGACCAGGGCGGCACCGCCGACCCGCCAGCGCTGACCGCATGGCTGACGGCCCGCATCCCCCAACCCCAACCCCAACCCCAACCGCAGGAGCCCGTCGACGTCGAGGTCGTCGAGGGCGAGATCATCGAAGAGGAGAACACCAATGACTGACACCCCCAAGTACGGGCAGGCCGAGGCGCTCGTGCGCGCCTCTGTCGGCCAGTGGCTCACCAAGGCGTCCAAGGCCGCCATGGACGACACCAAACCGTCGCTGCTGGAGCACATGGGACCCGGCGGCAAGCTCCACGCCTACGTCGGCGGCCTCGACGTCGGCACCGTGAGCGTGACCGACCCCAAGCCCCGTGAGGTCCTGGAGATCGCCGACGAGAAGGCATTCACCGCCTGGGTCAAGGCCAACCACCCCGACGCCATGGTCGAGACGGTCGCCCCGTGGTTCTCCGCCACCGCGAACCTGAATGCCCTGATTGCCAGCACCGGTGAGATGCCCGACGGCGTCGAGATCACCGAGCGTGTCGGTTCCCCGACGGTGCAGGTGCGCCTGTCCGCGGCACAGACCGCGAACCTCGAGGCCCTGGCAGCAGGGTCCGCCATTGCCGCATACATCACCACCGGAGAGCCCGAGGAGGCCACCAAATGACTCGCATCACCACCACCGTTGAGACCGTCAGCATCACCGACATCAAGGAAGGTGACACGCTCCTGGACGGCGACGGGGAGCGCATCGTCGTCAAGACGATCACCAGCTGCTCGCCTCACCGCTTGAGGTACCAAGACGCGGAAGGTGAGAACCGTTGTGTCCTCTTGGACTGTGTTCTGCGTGTCGTGCCGGAGGAGCCCACCGAGGAGGAGACCGCCGAGGAGGAGCCGGTGTGGCCCGACGCCGACCTCATCCGCATCATCCGCGGCACGGAGAACGGCAACCGCATCGACGGCTCCCTGGCCTACCGGATCGACGGCGGACACGGTTTCCGTCTCCTCGACGGCCCCAGGGTCGAATACGCCTTGGTCCACGGCTTCCCCAGTGACGCGATCTTCGAGTGGGAGGAGGTCGTGCCCGTCGCCAAGTCCGCGATCCTCGCCGGCCTCGGAACCGAGGACGACGAGCCCGAGGACGACGACACCGACGACGTCGACGGCGAGGAGGAGACCGAGGACGAGGGCGAGTGCGACGGGTCCTGCCTGGCCTGCCTCATCATGCGGCTCATCGCCTCCGCAGCCGCCGGCAAGGACAAGGAGGGCGAGGAGTGAGCGCCACCTACCTCGTTGAGGTCGTCCACTTCGCCGACCTCCGCCCGGGTGACCGCATCCTCCACCAAGGCGCCCCGGTCACGATCGGCACCATCGGGAAGGTGCCCGTCGTCGGCGTGACAGCCGCTTACTACCAGGACGCGGCCGGCGTAGTGGGAACGTTTATGCCCGGCCTCGAGCCAGCCCTGTACCGCATCATCCCCGACACCCCACCAGCCCTGGAGGCCGCGTGAGCACCATCATCCTCACCGCCCTCTCGTTCATCATCGGCCGCCGACGGAAAGGAGACAGGCCATGACCAGGCCAGACGCCAGCTTCACGGTCACCGGCTACGCCTCCCGTGACCCCGAGCTGCGGTTCACGCCGTCAGGCACGGCCGTCGCGAACGTGGACGTGCCGTGGACCCCGCGCCGCTTCAACCGGAACACCAACCAGTGGGAGGACGCCGGCGACACCCTGTGGGTGCAGCTGTCCGTGTGGGGCGACGAGGCCGAGGCGTTCGCCGAGAACGTCTTCAAGGGCACACTCCTGACGGCGACCGGCCGGCCCCGCCTGTCGGTGTACACCAGCCGCGACGGGACACCTCGGGCGTCCCTGGGGCTTTCTGTTGACGTGTGGGGCTTGTGCCCGAAGACCCCACGCAACAACGGCCAGACGCAGGGCGGAGCGTTCGACTACGCCCAGCAGCCCGGCTACAACGCCCCGGCCGGCGGTAGCGCCGACGACCCGTGGGCCACCGGGGGCCAGTTCAAGGGCGATCCCCCGTTCTAACCACAACCCGGGGAGGCCCCGTGGTTGGGGCCTCCCCACCAACCCCCTACCAAAACCGGAAGGAAGACCGATGAAACTCCGTAACCTCACCAGCGTAAGGAGGGCTGACCGTGAATCCTGATCGTTCATTCGGGCAGCGGTTCAGCACCGCTATCGCTTACGTCATCATCGCCGCTACCGGGTTCGCTGTGTTCTCTCTCATCGTGTGGGGAATCGTGGCGATCTGGGTCAAGATCGGAGGAGCCTTCTCATGACCAACTGCCCATTCACTGAGACCGCCAAGAAGATCGCGGCTGACGCATCCAGCCAACTCGCCCTGCCAATCTCTGTCCTCGCGTTCTGGCACGCCGACCTCTCGAATCTCGCTCTCGTGGTTGCCGACTCCTACAAACCAGCCAAGGAGCGGGAGATCGTGATGGCGGGTTTCCTTCGCACTATCGCCTGGTGGTCGTCGGCACTGCTCGTGAATATGGGCGTCTACGACCCGGCGGCCGCGTTCGTCGCCGAGTACGAGCGGGCCGCCATCAAGCACCCCGGTATGACGTTGGACTGTGACGGTCCCACCGACGAGTTGCGCTTCTACGCCCTGGCTGAGGAGGTCGGGGAGGTCGCCGCCTCCCGCACCTACGACAACGCCGAGGGGACCGGTCACAACGCCGACACCATCGCCGAGGTCACGCAGGTTGGGGCACTCGCCCTCGCATGGCTCGTGCGATACCAGGGTGGGAACGAACGATCGGAGGACCGGTGAACACCGTCGACCTGATCGCCGGACTAATCGAGGCCGGAGACCATGAAGCGGCGATACAGGCCGTTAATGAACTTGTCGAGACCGCCTCCGCCCTCGAAGGAGAGCTGAAGGAGACGCAGGCCCGCATCGCGGAGGTCGTGACCGATCCGATTCAGCAGCACCCTACCGACGCCGATGTGATCGCCAAGAGGCTTAGGGAATGCGTTGAGTCCGGCTACTTTGCGGGGGCCATCAAGAGCGTCTACACGCTCATCAACCACGCCACCTTCCTGGAAATGCAAGTAGCCAGCCTGAAAGCCACAATCACCCGAACGCAGACTGAGGCTCACGAGAAGGACGCGTGGGAGGGTCGCTATTGGGCGCTCCTCGAAGAGGCTGAGGCCAGCCGCCCACGCACGGTGGAGGGTGACGGGAGTGCCCTACCCGCTGGGACCGTCGTCACGAGTGTCAACGGGGTCGCCTACCAGCTCTGTAGCGGCCGATGGTGGGGTTTTCACGCGCCCACCGGGCGACCCACTCTCCCCGAATGCGGCGCCCCATACACCATCGTCTACACCCCTGCCCCTGAGGAGAACACCAATGACTGAAGACACCGCAGGCTTCCTGCGCCGAGAGAACTCGGACCTCCGCCTGGAGGTCGAGCACCTACGAGAGCAGGCCGAGCACATGGGGCGGGAAATTGCCGCCATGCGTGAGCGCGACTTCCTCGGCCGGCTCCTCGAAGAGCGACACGTGGCCAAGCGGATAAGCCTCCTCCCCTACCTCAAGCAAATGGTCACCGACATCAGCGATGACCGGATCGTTGAGGATGTGAAGGCCGGCCACACTTACCGTATCAACACCATCCGTGGGGTCGCTATCGACCTGCTCTGCCAGTTGCAGGAGCTCTGCGATGAGCTTCAGCAGACGCGCGATCTTCTCCCAGGAACCATCGACGGCGGTAAGGACTCGCGGGACATCCCCGAGGGGGCCATGGTCGTCAGTCAACACGGCGACGCCTGGGGTCGTGATCGAGACGGATGGATGAAACTGTACGCCTACGCTCATGAGGAAGCGACGCCTGAACTCCCGGAGAACTTCGGCCCCTATAGCATCGTCTACACACCCGAGGAGAACACCAATGAGTGACGAGCTGATCCCACAGCAGGTCATCGAGGACATCGAGAGGAACCTCGCCGCCTGGAAGGACGGGGACGGCTACCGCGGCGGCTACGACTTCGACGCGGAGCGAGGCATGGTCAACGACCTGCGCACCCTCCTCGAAATCGCCAAGACAGCCTTGGAGAACGTCACCATCGACGTCCTCGGCCCTGGCGGGGTCACCCAGCAGTACACACTCTCGGGAGTTGTCACCGTCGAGCCAACGGACACAATCAGGATCGAGGCCGTCACGTCACGCCCGGATGGGGCCAGCACGATTCTCGTCGATGTGCCCAACGAGCTCATGCTGACGACCAGCGGGACAGTCCGCATCGCCACCGACCAGCCCTACACCGTGAAGACCATCCCCCCAGTGAGGGGAGCCGTCCATGAGTACCGCTGACCTGCCCACCCCGCGGCCGGTACCAGACTCTAGTAAGAACCGGAGGTACCTACTCTTCCTGCTCTGGCGCTCGGGCTGGTCCATGGGCCAGCCCTTGAAGGTGACCCGTGCATGCTGGCGTGACCTTGGCCGCCACGCTCACGGCCTCCTGGTGACGGCCTGCAATGGGACCGCCCGCACCCCCGCCTGGTGGCTGGAGGAGTCAGCCCGCCTGGACGCCCAGGTCCCGGGGCGGCACCTCCGTCGGACGCTGCCATACGTCACTCACCGTGTCGCAGACGTCCTGTCCGTTGACTCGCTCCGATCCGACTGTCTCTCAGAGATCGCCCTAGCCGCCTACACGCAGTCAGGAGATCTGAAATGATCGCCGCCAACCCCTACGAGCTCGGTGTCGTCTACTTCGGTGGCGAGCCCCTCGGCAAGGTCGGCCGCTTCGACGTCGTCAAGGAGCCCGACTACGAGGGTCCCTCGCGGGCCATCATGGAGAGGCTCTTTGAGGAGGACAGGCTCGCGCTCTCCGCCTTGTCTTACTGCGAGGGAGGCTACGAGATCACCCGCTCCTACGATCATGAGCGCAACCTCGTCGCCATCACCATCCGCCCGTCTAGCAGGTGGCACCCGTGAACGCCCGCCGGGACGTCGCCGATACAACGGCAGACGATATCGCCGACGTCCTGAACGTCCTCGCTGCCACCTGCACCTCAGGGAACTGCGTCTACCGGGTGAATGACCTGGAGGTCCGGTCCTCTCGGGATTTCTTCACCGGCAGGGTGGACATGACCATCCGGGCGAGGTTCCTCCCAGGTCCGGCCATGGATCACCTATCTGATGGTCTCCTATGACCGGTGACAGTGGTCCGCTGGTGGACACGCAGGCCGCGATCCTCGCTGCCGGGGTCTCCAAGCGCACCCTGCACCGCAGGGTCGCCGCCGGGCACCTCCAGCCCGCCGGCCGGGACCGACGAGGCCGCACCCTCTACCGGCTCAGCGACGTCCTCGCGACACTCCCCACCACCAGTGGACAAACACTGGACGCCAGTGGCACACTTAGGGCCAGTGGGACACCCCTACCCGACGCAGGGTAGGATGCCGCCACTCTCCTAACAGGGTGTAAGCCCAGAGGTTATGGGGATTCTAGGGGATTGAAGGGCCCCCACCAGATTTCTGGTGGGGGCCCTTTCCTGTATAGGGGGTGCGTCGCATGTCCAGTGGACTCCGCCGAGACAGCCGCGTCTGGCGCACCCTCGCCGCGCAGGTCCGCGCCCGCGACAAGGCCGCCGGCACCCCCTGCCGCATCTGCGGGCAACCCATCAAATGGGACGCGCAAGACCCCAATGCCGACGACGCCCCCAGCGTCGACCACATCCGGTCCTGGCGAGACCACCCCGACCTGAGGCTCGACCCCACAAACCTCGCCACCGTCCATCAAGCCTGCAACCGTGCTAAGGGCGCCCGCCCCCAAGCGCTCCCCAGCATCGGCAACCAATCCCGCCAATGGGGACGGCCCCGCACCTGAGGAGCAACCGTGGCTCACCCCGCCGACACCTCCATCCTCGCGACCGTCGATGACGCCCTGCGCGCCGCCGACTGGATCACCCCCGCCGACCAGCCCACCGTCGAGCTCCTGCGCCGCCTCGCCAACCGGCTCGACGACCCCGACTTCCCCACCATCGAAGGCCGCTTCGACAACGTCAGCGAGTCCCTGTTCCTGAAGACCGCCGCCGCCCTCGGCCTCACCCCCGAGATGAGGGCCGCCTGGGCGAAGAAGGAGAAGAAGGTCGATGGTGGCAGGCTCGAAACGCTCAGGAAGGGCACGGCCGGCCTACGGGCCGTCTGACGCCGGTGAGTTCTTCGACCGGTGGATGGCCGACGCGGAACGGGACTGCCCGCTCCGTGACCCCGACGCGCCCCGCTACGGGCACTCCACGCCCCGCATCCACACGCCGCCGCTGCGGGACCTGACCCCCGACACGTCCGCCGGGTACTCGTGCATCGAGTTCTCCCACGACGTGCTCGGCATCCCGCTGCTCCCGTGGCAGCAGGAGACCCTCATCCGGGCGCTCGAGCTCAACCGGGCCGGGACACGCTTCCGGTTCAGGACCGTGGTCCTCCTGGTCGCACGCCAGAACGGCAAGTCCACGCTCGCGCAGGCCCTCTGCCTTTGGGCCATGTATGTGCTCGGCGTGAAGATGACGCTGGGCACGGCCCAGGACCTCGACATCGCCGAGGAGCTGTGGAGCGGCTGCGTTGACATCGCCGAGTCCGTCCCCGAGCTGGCCGCGACCATCAAGAACGTCAACAAGGTCAACGGCAAGAAGTCCCTCGACCTCCAGACCGGTGAGCGTTACAAGGTCAAGGCCAGCAACCGGAAGGCTGGGCGTGGCCTGTCCGCCGACCTGATTGTCCTCGACGAGCTGCGTGAGCACACGAACTGGGACTCGTGGGGCGCGGTCACCAAGACCATGATGGCGCGGCCTAAGGCGCAGACCTGGTGCCTGTCCAACGCCGGTGATGACGCGTCCGTGGTACTCATGAGCCTTCGCAAGAAGGCGCACATGGCGCTAGGCGACCCCGACGGAATCAACGCTGACGACACGGACCTGACCGCGTCCGGTGGCGACTCCCTGTGCCTGATTGAGTACTCGGCCGCTCCGGGGCGGGCCACCACGGACCGTGACGGGTGGGCCGAGTCGAATCCGTCGCTCGGGTACACGGTCGAGGAGGCGTCCTTGGAGGCCGCTGAGGCCACCGACCCGGAGCCCGTGTTCCGCACCGAGTGCATGTGTCAATGGGTCGACGTCATGGCCGTTGGCCCGTTCCCTGAGGGCGCCTGGGAGGCGTGCACCGACCCGCGGGGCATCATCCCCGATGACGCCCCGATCTCCTACGCCGTGGACGTCTCGTGGGACCGTGGCGCGGCCTACGTGGCCGCCTGTGGCCCCCAGGCCAGCGGCCGCCTCCAGGTGGAAATCGTGGCCGCGCGCCCCGGCCAGGGATGGGCCGAGTGGCTGCCCGAGTGGTTCCGGGGGTTCGTGGACGCCGACAACCCCGCGCGCGTCGTCGTCCAAGGCAAAGCCTGCCCCGCCGCGATCCTCGTCGACACGCTTGCTGAGGTCGAGGGGCTGACCGTCGTCCCCTGGGTCGGCGGGGACCTGGGGATCGGCTGCGGGCTCATCTACGACCAGGTCGCGGCCGCCGCCCCGGACTCCACGTCCACCCTGAAGCCCCTTGCCCACCGGGGCCAGGAGGCCCTGAACCTGGCCGCCCACACGGCCGCTCAACGCTTCTACGGGGATGGCTGGTACTGGGACCGCAAGAACAGCCCCCAGGACGCCGCGCCCCTGATTGCTGCGACCGAGGCCCTGTGGGACCAGGTCACCAACGCTCCCGAGGAGCCCGCCACGTCGATCTACGAGGCGGGTCCGCAACCACTCGCCTGAAGGGTGTGAATGCTCGTGCGCCGTGACAAGACGCTGACCCGCCTCACCGGCGCTCAGGTCCTCGTCCCCGTCGATGGGGAGACCGTGCGCGGCACCCTCGCCGCCGTCACCCCGGCCTGGGTGACCCTCACCGGGTGCCAGGCCGGCGACGGCAGCACCATCGAGGGGGACCTCATGGTCGCTCTGCCCCTGCCCTGGGTGCAGGTGATCCGATGACGCGCTTCCAGACCCTTGACGCCCTGGCCGCGAACCACGGTGGGAACACGGTCCTCGACGTCGTCGACCCGGGTATCCCCCTCGTCGACTACGACGCCTCGGACCGGGACGCCGCCTCCGTGGCCGCCGCCTGGCGCACCCAGCCGGCCATCCGCAAGGTCGCGTCGTTCATCGCCGCCAACGTCGCCTCCATCCCGCTGCACGTCTACGAGCGCGTCTCCGACTCCGACCGTCAGCGCGTCACCACGGGCGCCCTGGCGCAGGTCATCGGGGCGCCCAGCCCCGCGATGGGCGCATACCGCTTCTGGGAGCGCGTCATCCTCGACGGGCTCCTCTACGACCGGCGCGCCGTGATGATCGTCGATGACGGCGACCGCACCGAGCTCGTGCGCATCCCGCCCCGCCGGTTCCGCATCGTGTCGGACGGCTTGGACCGGGTCAAGGCCGTCCGCATCACCACTGGTGACGGGCAGGTCAAGGACATGGACCCCTCCGGGTTCCTCCTCGACGTCGGCTACTCCCAGTCGAACGGCAAGGGCCTGTCCCCGATCACGACGCTGGCGGCCCTGCTGCGTGAGGCCGCCGAGGCCGTCGAGTACCGGCGCGCCGTCATGCGCAACACCGCACGCCACACCGGGTGGATAAGCCGGCCCACCGAGTGGCCGAACCGGGACGCCCGGAACAACTTCCTGGAGTCGATGCGGGCGTTCCGCTCCGGTGGTGGCCGCGAAGGCGGCGACCTCCTCCTCGATGAGGGCATGGAGTGGCACGACCGCTCCTACAAGCCCACCGACATCGACGACCTGGACGCCCGCACCCTGACCAACATCGAGGTTGCGGGCGCCTACCACATCGCCCCCGAGCTGCTCGGTGACCGTCAGGGCAACTACTCCAACATGGAGTCGATGCGGGAGTCCTTGTACCGGGACAACCTTGGCCCCTACATCCGGGCGTGGGAGGAGATGTGCGCCCCTCTGGCTGACCGGCTCAGTGACGGGCGGGCGCTGTACATAGAGGCGCACCTTGACGCGAAACTGCGTGGCTCCTTCGAGGAGGCCGCGTCCGTGCTCCAGACGTCGACGGGCGCCCCGTGGATGACTCGCAACGAGGCCCGGGCGCGCCTGAACCTGCCGGCCATCGACGGCGGGGACGAGCTCATTACCCCGCTGAACGTGCTGGTGGGGGGCCAGGCGTCCCCGACGGACTCCGGCAGCCAGAACGAAGGGCAGGACACCGACGCCCCCAAGGCGGGCGGCGGCGTGCAGGTGAAGTCAGCGGACCTTGAGGGTGACTGGCCCACCAGGGCTGAGGATGCCCTCAAGCGCCACTACAGCCGTCAGGAGCGGGCCGTCATGTCCGCTCTCGGAGCGAAGGCCGACGGCTGGTGGGACCAGCCCCGCTGGGACCGGGAGCTCGCTGAGGACCTGTACCGGCTCGCCTCCGCGTGCGTCGACCAGATGGGCCGTGAGGCGTGCACCCGCCTCGGGTTCGACCCCGATGAGGACTGGAGCCTGAAGCGCACGCAGGCGTACCTCCAGGCGGTCACGAAGGCCCGCGCCCGGTGGGTGAACGAGGCGACCCGCCGGCAGATCGAGGCTGCCCTGGCTGAGGCCGGCACGGAGGGCGTGCCCGCCGTGTTCGACCGTGCCCGCTCCCAGCGGGCCGCTGCCGGGGCCGGAGCGTTCGTCGCGGCGATGGGCTCGTTCGCGACGGTCGAGGCCAGCAAGCAGGCCGCCCCCGGCCGGTGCACCAAGACCTGGATCACGGGCCGTAACCCGCGGCCCACGCACCTGGCGATGAACGGGGAGACGACGCCCGCGTGGACGGACTTCTCCAACGGCCTGTCCTGGCCCGGTGACCCGGCCATGGGGCCGGATGAGTCGGCCGGCTGCAACTGCACCGTTTCCGTAGAGATCACGCACTAAGGAGGGCTCCTCGTGGAGTTCAAGACCACCGGCACCCTGAGCCGGAAGACAGACGGCGACGGCGACCACGCCGGGTTCGTCGGGTACGCGTCCACGTGGACGAGGGACCCCGACTCCTACGGCGACGTCGTCGCCAAGGGCGCTTTCACCCGCACCCTCAAGGAGTGGAGCGAGAAGGGCCTGCCCATCCCCGTCCTGTGGGGCCACCGCCTCGATGACCCGAAGTACTTCATCGGCGCGGTCAAGGACGCTAAGGAGGACGACCACGGCCTGAAGGTCGACGTCGAGCTCGACGCCGACTCCCCCACCGCCGAGCACGTGCGCCGCCTCCTGAAGAGCGGGGCCGTCGCCCAGATGTCCTTCGCGTTCGATGTGCGCGAGTCCGCCGACGTCGAGCTCGACGACGGCCGTAAGGCCCGCGAACTGCGGGACCTGCGCCTCTACGAGGTGAGCGTGGTCCCGATCGGCGCGAATCAGGACACGTCCATCGAGGACGTCAAGGCCGCCCCCGATGGGGGCCTCACCAGCGAGGAGGTCGCCCAGGTGCGGGCGCTCCTCGCCTCTCAGACCGCCCCCGAGGAGGGGGAAGCCGGCAGCAACACCGACGACGACGCCGAGGCCCCTGAGGGGCAAGACGAAGACCCGGTGAAGGCCGCCGCGCGACTCAACACCCAAATCGCAGTCCTCTTCATTGAGGGAGAAAGGAGCGCCGCATGAGCACGCTCACGGAGGCGCGCGCGGTGGCCCTGAAGGCCGCCATCGACGCCCAGAACGCTATGAACGCCGCCGGTGACCAGGTCACCTACGAGATGTGCAAGGAGGTCGAGAAGCGCGTCAACGAGGTCAAGGAGATCGACGATCGTATCGCCGCCTCCAAGTCCGCACGCGACATGATCGCGTCCCTCGCCGGCAACATCCCGGATGACAACACCTATGAGCCGGGCGATGACTCCGGCATGAAGGCCGCCACCTTCGGTGACCGCTACGTGCGCTCCTCCACCTACAGCGAGTGGGCCAAGGCCCACCCCTCCGGCCTCGGTGAGGGCTCCAACCTGGCCCTTCCCGGCGTGAAGATCGGTGACCTCGAGGAGCTCCTCATCTCCCGTAAGGCCAACGGTCAGGTGCTCGCCACCCCGGTCGCGCACACCGCCCCGATCCGCTACCCGATGGTTGACATGGTCGACCGCCGGCCCCTGACTCTCCTCGACGTCATCGGGCACGGCCAGATGGCCGGAAACTTCGAGTACGTGCAGGTCACTGCCGTGTCGAATAACGCCGCCATCGTCAAGGAGAACACGCAGGAGTCCGACGCGCTGAAGCCGACGTCGGACATGACGACCGTCGTCGCCGACTGCAAGGCGTACACCTTCGCAGACGGCTACGAGGTCACCAACCAGCTGCTCTCCGACGCCCCGGCGTTCGCCGCCTACATGAACACCTCTGTCCGCTACAACCTGGACACGGTCATCGAGGACAAGGTCCTCAACGGCACCGGAACCGAGGAGCCCAAGGGCATCCTGAAGACGACCGGTGTGCAGGAGAAGACCTACACGGCCGGGGCTGACGCCATGGACCTGGCGAAGGCCGTGCGTGGTGGCCGCACCAAGATCACGAACGTTGGTGGCGTCGCTACCGCCGTGATCCTCCACCCCGAGGACGTCGAGGCCCTCGACCTCATGCAGGACGCTGACAAGCGCTTCTACGGGCTCGGCCCGTGGGGCATCGGCCCGCGCACCCTGTGGGGCGCCCCCATCGTCGAGTCCTCGAAGGTCACCAAGGGTCAGGCGCTCATGGGTGACTTCAACCAGGTCCAGCTCCTCGACCGTGAGGGCCTGTCCGTTGTCGCCTTCAACCAGCACAAGGACTACGCGGCGAGGAACAGGGTCTACGTGCGTGCCGAGCTCCGTGCCGGCCTGGTCATCTGGCGCCCGAACCGCCTGTGCCTGGTGAAGGCCGCCTGATGGGTGTCGACGACGGAATGGTCACCCTCAACGGGGTGCGGTACCGGCTGGATGACGCCATCGCCTGGGGTCTCTACGACCCTGAGCCGCAGGGACGTCACGTCGCCCCCGAGGAGGGGGCCACTGAGGGCGAGGAGGGGCCGGTGACGGCCGCCGCCCCTGACCCGGAGAACAAGGCGACGCAGCCCAAGGCGCGTCCCACCGCGAAGGAGTGAGGACCATGCCTGACGCCCTAGTCACCCCTCAGGCCGTGGCCGAGGCGTCGGGCGGGCAGGTCCCCGAGGGGGACCCGAGGCTCCCAAACCTGATCGCCGGGGCCACTGACGCTATCCGCCTGTGGTGCGGGTGGCACGTGGCCCCGGTGATCGAGGAGACCCTGACCCTCGACAGTGAGGGGTCAGCGTCATTGCGTCTACCCACGGGCCGGCTGGTTACCGCCACCGGCCTGAAGGTCGACGGCGTACCGGTCCCGGATGACGCCTGGGACTACTCGACGGCCGGCATGATCCGCCTCCGCCGTGGGGTCTTCCCTGACCGATTCCGGGCCGTGGAGGTCACCATCACGCACGGCTGGCCGCAGGCCCCGTCCCTGGCCGCCGTCATCACCCGGTCAGTCCTGTCCGCGTGCGCCTCCCCCATGGGGGCCACACGCGAGCAGGCGGGCTCCATCTCAGCGACCTGGGCGCGCGCCGGCATGACCCTGTCCGACACGGACCGCCGCGAGCTCGCCGCCTACCGCCTCCAGCACTGGGCATGAGAGGAGGACACCCGTGCTTCCGTCATTCGCGAGACAGCGCGTCACCATCGTCACCCCCGGCCAGCGGGAGGAATGGGGCCAGGTCACCACGGACTGGGGTTCAGCCACCACCACCGACGTCACCTGTGTCTGGGAGGCCACCCAGGCCAGCATCAACGGCGTAGCCACGGGCGACGTCGACGCCGGTCAGCGGGTCGTCTACCTCAACCCCGGCACTCCCGTCAGCGGTGAGTGCCGGCTCCGGTTCCCCGACGACCCCGGCCATGACTGGGTGATCGTCGGCCTGCCGATCCCCAACGAGTCGCCCACGGGGCGCCTGTCGCACATCGCCGTCATCACGAAGCGTTGGGAGGCCGCGCAATGAGCAAGGTCAAGGTGGTCATGAATCCTGCCGGGGTGCGGGCGCTCCTGAACGCTCCCGGCGTGGTCGCTGACCTCGATGCCCGCGCCGAGCGCATCCGGGCGGCCGCCGGCCCCGGGTTCTTCGTGCGCCGACGCGACAAGCGCATCAACCGGTACGCGTCCCAGGTGCGTACCGCCGACGACGAGGGCCGCAGGGCGCAGGCGGAGAGCAACGTCCTCATGAAGGCCCTGGATGCGGGCAGGTGAGCGGCATGGAGCAGCCAGACATCATCGACGGGCTCCGCCGCTACCTCGCTGACCGTCTCGCCGGCGTCCCCGTCTATGGGTTCCTGCCGAGGGACCCGCCGCCCCGGTTCATCCTCATCGACCGTGTCGGAGGCACCCGCGGCCTGTCCGTGGACTCGCCACGGATCACGGTCGAGGCATGGGCGCCCACCAAGTCATCCGCATACGCGCTCTGCCTCGAAGTCAGAGCCGCGATCTTCAACCCAATGCCGCCCCTCCCGGGCGGCATTCGCGTCATACGGCGAACCGAGGTAGGTGGCCCCAGCAATGAGCCACCGACCACCAGCGGGTGGGACCGATACCGCTGGACCGTCGAAATCAGACACCAACTCACCCGCTGAAAGGGAAACACACATGACCTACGCAAAGTTGAATGCCATGCAGATCATCACCGCTGGTTCGGATGATGACTGCGTGGCCCTCGCCCCGGCCGGCACCAAGGCCCCCACCACCCTCGCGATCCCTACCACCTTCAAGGAGGTTGGGTGGATCGACAAGGATGGCATTGAGTTCACCGCTGACGATTCCGTGGACAAGCGGCGTGCCCACCAGGGCAATAGGGTCTACAAGGTGCAGATGACCGAGTCGGACTCCGGTCTGACGTTCACTGCCCTCCAGTCGAACATCGACACGCTCAAGCTCCAGTGGACCGTGAAGGCGTCCTCGGAGGACTCCGGTGTCATCAAGCACGTCCTGTCCTCGTCCCGGAAGGTCGAGAACGTCGCCATCCTTATTTATGCCGAGGCCAACGGTCACAAGTACCTGTGGCACTGCGAGAACTTCCAGATCGGTGAGCGTCAGGGATTCAAGCTCGCGAACACCGACGACGTCGCCTACAAGGTCACCGGGACCTTCACGGGCGACATCACGATGCTGACGGACGACGAGGCGTTCAAGGACGCGTGACACATCTCCTCCTGGTGGGCGACTCAGGGTCGGTCCTCGCCCACCAGGAGGCACCCAATGCTGACCGGCCCCCATCTAGGAAGGACCGACCATGAGCAAGAAGAAGAACCGCAACCGCCCCTACCGTCAGACCGCCCCGGGCGCGACCGCGCAGCGCGCCGCTGAGGCCGGCGCGGCCGTCCCCCAGGACCGCCTCCAGCAGGCCGAGGCCACCGAGGGAACCGTGACCGTCGACTACAGGGGCTTCCACATCGAGATCAACGCCGACGACCTCGACGACTACGACGCGATGTCCCAGTTCGCGCAGGGCGTCCCCACCCAGCTCCTAGCGATCATCTTCCCCGACGAGCGTGAGCGTTCCCGGTTCCTGCGCGAGTGCTGCGCAGACGAGAACGGCAAGGTCCGGTTCACCCTCGCTATGAAGGCGACCACGGAGATTTTCGAGGCGCTCGGCGCGGGAAACTGACCCGCCTGCCCCTCCTCCTCAGGGAGGAGGGGCAGGCCATCGAGGCGGACCTCCTGCGCTACTACGGGGTCGATCTGCTCGACCTGTGGCGCGGGCGGCTCACGATGCGCCGGTGCATGGTCCTCATCGAGGGGCTCCCCCCGGGCGCGACCCTCTACCGGCGCACCGGGGGGCCGCTGGCCTGGTCAGACGAGACGACGGCCGCGCTCAGCGCCGGGCACAGCGTTGTCACCGCCCTGGTCGCCCTCCTCGGCGGTGACAAGGCGAAGCCACCGCCGCCACCAGAGCCGCCCCCGGTCGGGTGGCGCAAGAACCAGGAAGACGACAACGCCTGGGAGGCCGAGCGCCTCCGCCGGTTCAAGGCGAGGCAACAGAAAACCGCATAGAGGAAGGGGGCCAGCATGGCCGGAGTCGCCGGAGGAGCCATCGAGCTCGCAACCGCCTACGTCCAGCTGGTCCCCTCCCTGCGGGGCGCCCCTGAGGCCGTCGCGCAGGCGTTCTCGGGTGCCCCGGCGCAGAAGGCCGGCCAGAAGGTCGGTGACCGGATCGTCGATGGTATCGGTGCGGCGATCCGGCGCGGCGGGCAGATTCCGGCCGCCCTGTCGGCCCTGGCGTCTAAGTCGTCGTCGGCGTTCAGCGCCGCCGCCTCCTCGGCCCGCCTGGTGGGTCAGGCGTTCTCCGCGTCCAGCCGGATCGCCTCGGAGGCCGCCGGCGACATCCACGCCGCGTGGCAGGGGACGTTCACGCGCCTCGCGCCCGGCGCTGCGAAGGCCCTGGCCGCTATCCAGGGGCACTTCCAGGCGGCCTCTAACCGTGTGGGGGCTGTCTGGCAGGCTGCGGCCGCCAACATGGCGCGCGCGTTCAGTGCCGTGGGCGCCCCTATCTCCGCCGCCTGGCAACGGGCCACCGCTCCCATCGTCAGCGGCTTCCAGTCTACTGTCAACGCCGCGCGTGGGGCCGCCTCCAGCATCGGCAGCGCCTTCTCCGGTGTCGCTTCCCGCGTCGGCTCCAGCTTCCAGCGGTTCACCGCACCCATCAGCGGGGCCTTCGCCTCCCTGGTCCCGAACTTGCGCGCCACGGTTGGTCTCGTCGGCACCTCCGTGTCCAGCATTCAGGCTAAGTGGTCGGCCGCGTGGTCGCAGATGCCGGCCCCCGTGCAGGCGCTTCCCGGGAAGATCGGGTCAGCGTTCGCCAGTGTCGGCGGCAAGATCGGCTCCGCTATCTCCTCCGGCGCAGCCGCCGCCATCAACGCCGCCGCCTCCCTGTCTTCCGCCGTCGGTAACGCCCTCCAGGGCGCTATCAGCACTGGCGCGAAGGCCGCCGGCGTCGCTGTTGCTGGGCTCGCATCCGTCATCGGCGCGAACCTCGGTGGCGCGGTCCAGCGCGCCGACCAGCTGTTCACCTTCCCCCGCGTCATGGCCAACATCGGCTACTCGGCGGAGGAAGCGGACAAGCAGATCAACCGCATCAGCGACTCCCTGGATGGTCTGCCGACAGCCACCGACGAGATCGTCAGGATGGTGCAGGGCATCGCCCCGCTGACCGGTGACCTCACGAAGGCCACGGACATCTCCCTGGCGATGAACAACGCCCTCCTTGCTGGTGGTGCGTCGACGACGCTGGCCGCCAACGCTATGGAGCAGTACCGGCAGCAGATGGCCGTCGGCAAGGTCGACATGATGGCCTGGCGCTCCATGACGAACGCGATGCCTGGTCAGATGAACCAGATCGCCCAGTCCATCCTCGGCGCGGAGAGCAACTCGACACTTTTGTACACCGCGATGAAGGAAGGCACCGTCACCTTCGACGACTTCAACAATGCATTGTTGAAGCTCAACTCGGAGGGAATGGACGGTGTTGCGTCATTTGATACGCAGGCGCGCACCGCAACCCTCGGAATCGGGACGGCTTTCACGAACGCGGGTAACCGCATCAGGAAAGCCATGGCCGAGATTATCAAGGCCATCGGTGTCAAAGAGATCGCTGAAAAGATCAACGCTCTTACTGACGGCATTGTCGGTTTCGGGAAGAACGTCGGTGACGTAATCACCCAGATCAAGGGCTCGGGTGGTTTCTCACAACTGGGGCAGACTCTCGGCGGGCTCCTGCCGGTCATCGGCGGCCTGGCCGGGGCGCTGGGGCCACTCCTGACACAGATCCCGCTCATCGGCGGCGTGTTCTCTGGCCTGACCGGCCCCGTCGGCATCGTCATCGGACTGTTCACGTCGATGATGACGCACAGCCAGCTGCTACGCGACGCCATTTCCGGGGCGTTCAAGACCCTCGGCCAGGCGTTCCAGTCGCCGGCGATCTCAGGGGCTCTCCAGGCGCTCGGCTCCCAGCTCGGGACCATCGCCGGCATCCTCGGTGACTCCCTCGGCTCGGCGCTGAACGTCGTGGCACCCCTGCTCGCGAACATGGCGCAGGTCATCGTCCCGGTCCTCGCACAGGTGTTCGGGCAGCTGGTCGCAGCGGCAACACCGATCGTCACCTCGATCTTCGGGGCTCTCACCCGTGTCATGGCGGCTCTCCTGCCGCCGCTGACGCAGATCGCGGCGACGGTCCTGCCCCTCCTGGGGCAGATGTTCTCCATGGTGGCCGCGGCCGTCGCACCGGTGATTGACCAGATCGCGAGCATCCTGGTGCAGGCGCTGAACCTGCTCATGCCGATCCTCATGAACTTGGTCAACGCGGTCATGCCGGTGATCGTGCAGGTGATTGCTGCGATCATGCCGCCTCTCCAGCGGGTCATCTCCGCGGTGATGTCCGTTATCTCGGCGATTCTGCCGCCCCTGGTGTCCATCATCGGGACGGTCATCAGCGTCATCACGCCGATCATCGCGGCGGTCCTGCCGGTCCTGGCAAACCTGATAGGCACGGTCATCAACTGGATTTCCTCGTGGATTTCCGTCATGTCCAGCCTCCTCGTGCCGGTGATTAACGTCGTCGCCTCTGTCATTAACGTGGCAGTGAAGGCCATTGGCGCGGTCTGGATGTGGCTGTGGAACAACGTCATCAGCCCGGTCATTAACTGGATCACCAACAAGATTCAGGGCTGGTCTGATTTCCTGACCAACACGGTGAAGCCGGCCATCACGAATATCGTGAACGGCATCAAGGATGCTTTCAACGGAATGAAGGACGGTATCTCTACCGCCTTCGACAAGATCAAGGGTGCGGCCGCTAAGCCCATCAATTTTGTCATCAATACCGTTTACACGAACGGTATCAAATGGCTTGTTGATAAGGTGATGGAGAAGCTCGGTCTCGAGCTGCGGATGCCGACCATCAGCCCTATCGCCGGGTACGCGACCGGTGGTGTCCTCCCCGGGTACACGCCGGGGCGGGATGTCTATCACTTCGTGTCCCCCGACGGTGGCGGCTCCCTGGCCCTGTCCGGCGGTGAGGCCATCATGCGGCCGGAGTGGACGCGCGCCGTCGGCGGCCCCCGCATGGTCGCCGCGATGAACTGGGCGGCCCGCCGTGGCCGGCCCATCCCCGGTGGAGACGCGGGCATCAACGCCTTCGCCGACGGCGGTATCTGGGGCAGCCTCAAGTCCGGCGCGAAGTCCGCGTGGAACTGGGTCTCTGACAAGGCCAGCAAGGCGGCCGACATCATCGCTGACCCGCTCGGCGCGGTCGAGAACCTCATCCGGGTTCCGGTGAACAAGCTCATCGACGGCGGCAACTTCGGTGGCGCTTTCTGGGAGGCCGGCAAGGCCATCCCCGGGAAGATCGTCGACGGTGTCGCTGACTACGTGAAGGGCAAGACCGAGCACATGGTGGCGTCCGACCTGGTCGGACAGGCGCGCCTGGCTATCGGCACCCCCTACGTGTGGGGTGGCGTGGACGTGCCCGGCGGCGTGGACTGCTCGGGTCTGATTGTGTGGGCGCTGCGGGCGCTCGGCCACAACGTGCCCCGGCACACCGCCAGCACGTTCCAGGCCAACTCCACGCCGGGCAACCCCAATGTGCCCGGCACGTTGCTGTTCTGGGGTGGCTCCGTCGGCGGTGGGGGCGCTCATCACGTCGCTGTCGCTTCCGGTAACGGCATGATGATTGAGGCTCCGACCTTCAATGTTCCGGTGCGGGAGATTCCCATCTACGGGGCACCGAGCGCCGGCATCTTCAAGTATGACGACGGCGGTTGGCTCCAGCCGGGCACACAGGTCATCACCAACCAGACCCGGCAGCCGGAGGCTATTTTCACGGGCGGGCAGTGGTCCAAGATCGACCAGCTCCTGGCCCGCGAGAACAGCGCCCCGGACACCTTGGTGATCCGTGACGTCGATGACCGGCTCGTCGGCCGGATGAAGGTGGAAGCGGAGCGTGTCGCCATTGACGCGTCCCGCGACGACTGAGAGGAGCGACCATGGCGCTCAAGGGGTGGATCGGGGACGCGTCGGGTCTGCCGTCCCTGCTGGTGGACGGGCCGGTCACGGTGACCGCTGGTGACCGTGTCCTGGCCCGCCTCGGGGAGGGGCAGCACCTCATCGCGGATGGTCTGGCCGCTCCCGGCGTCGAGGTCACCTACAGGGCGGGGGGCGACACTGTGTCACTCACCCGCCCCACGGGTGACTGGTATGGGGTGCTGGTGGCCGGGGCTGACGGGCGCTCCGCCCCTGGCCTGGCCTACGAAAGCAACGGTGACCCGCTGGACTGGGACTCGACGGCGGCGCGCGTCGCTGGGGTCACCAGGTGGGCGATCCGGGACGAGCCGGTCACCGGCACCGGCGTCGTCACCTGCCACCCCGACTACGAGCCATTCCTGTGGTGGGTGCTGCAATCCCATCACCCGATCATGCTGATACCGACCATGCCGGTGCCGGGCGTCCCCCCGCGCACCGTCATCGTCAACGGCGTCTCCCGGAAGCGGATCACGGGCGAGCTCATCGAGGTCACCATCAAATGGACCGAGCATGAGCCCCGCTCCGAGAACGAGCCGCAGGGGGCTGTCCCGGTGACCACGTGGGGTGAGTGGCAGGACTACGGGGAGGCGCACCCCGACGAGTCGGGCTGGCAGGCTTGGTCAGCCATCGAGGTCGCCAAGCGCATCCAGGGGATGCCCTCATGAGGCCGGGACCGTCTACGAAGGCTCTGGCCGGCCCCGTCTCCGTCGGAGCCAGGATCGACGTCCACCTGGGCGGCCGCGTCCTCGCCGTCGACGTGCCCTGCGAGGACGTGCAGATCGACTGGGCGTCCGACCGTGTCGTCCCCGGGAAACTCACCTACACCTGCCCTGCGGGGTGGGTGCCCGAGGCTCCCGGGGACGCGCTCAACAACTTCGGGCAGCGCAGCCACGTCGTGGCCCTGCTCGAGACCGCGGAGGGCCACGACGAGGTCGACCTCGGTTGGTGGCAGCACCAGTCCTGGGACGAGCAGGACAACGGGACGATCAAGGTCGAGGCCCTCGACCTCCTCCAGCTCCTCGAGCAGGACCCGATGCCCTGGCCCTCATCCCCACCCAGCGGCGCGACGGTCCTGTCCGAGGCGCAGCGCCTCGCCGGCACCCTCCCGGTGGTCCTGGACCCGGGCACACCCAACCCGAGGGTGCACGGCAACACCCAATGGGGGCACTCCCGGTCCGAGTCGATCCGGGACCTGTGCCAGGCCCGCGGCCTCAACTACGCGGTTCAGTCAGACGGTTGCCTGCACCTGTGGGCGCAGACCGACGCCGGCAGCCCGGTCGCCCGCTACACGGGCCGCGACCTGCTCGTGAACGCGCCCCGCAAGAGCGTGGAGCGCCGCCCGAACAGGTGGACCGTCGTCGGCTCCCCCCAGCAGGAGGACGAGCGCAAGCCCGTCATCAAATGGACCGGGGCCGCGAAAGCGACCTCCTGGCCCTACGAGCCCAACCTCTACGGGTGGATCACCGACCGGCGAGAGTTCAACGTCGCGGCGTCGGCTGACGCGGTTCAGAAGGCCGCGAACACCTACATGCGGCACGCCCTCGAGGCCGCCTCCAAGCGGTCGGTGGAGATCGCCGCTGACCCCCGCCTAGAGGCCGGCGACGTGATCGCCGTGCACACCGACGCCGGGGAAATCATCGTAGGCAAGGTCGTCGCCTACAGCCTGCCGGTGGACAAGCCAGGAGCGCAGATGCGCGTCGACGTCGAGGAGCTCGCATGGTGAAGCCGAACTTGTGGCTCGACCGTAAGCCGTCCCCCAGGGCGGCCGCCGCGAGCCAGCTCGCTTCCTACGGCAGCGGCTCGCAGGCGGGTACGTGGGCCACAGGCCGCGTCCTCGACGTCATGGATGGCGGCATGGTGCGCGTCGAGCTGCCGGCCGATGACCCTGTGAGTGAGGTCGTCGCCCCGGCTGACGGCGGCGTGACCGCCATCGGCGCGGAGTGCGTGTGCCTCCAGGACGGCACCGGCCGCGTCTACCAGGTGGTGAGCCCCGCCGCGCTCCCCGAGGGCGGCCAGGCGCGCGCCACGGGCGCGACGGGACGGATCGCCCTGGAGGCGGCCGGCACCAAGGCCGAACTGGACGCGGCCAAGGCCGAGATCGAGGCGGCGCAGAAGCAACTGTCCGAGGAGGTCAAGGCCGCGAAGGATGCCGCGTCGACGTCGGGTGAGGCGGCCGCGAACGCCTTGAAGCGGGCGATCGGCCGCGTGACCGTCGCCGGGACTGCCCCGGACTCTCCCGTGGACGGGGACCTGTGGGTGGTGACCGGTGCGGGCCAGCAGGCTACCGGCGTCAAGGTGTGGTCTGCCGCTGCGAAGACCTGGCAGGACTACATGCTGGTCGCCGGGAAGGTCCTGGTCCCCGCCTCGGTCGGCAACGTCCAACTGGCCGACGGGGCGGTCACCGCCCCCAAGATCACCGCCTCGGAGGAACTGTGGGCCAAGGTCGGCACCTTCGCGAAGGTGACGACGCAGATGCTCCAGGCTGGGCAGGCGCGGATCACGGGTGAGTTGCTGGCTGACACGATCCGCTTGTCTACGCGGATCGTGGCCGGTGACCCGTCGGGGGACGCCGCGATCATGGATCACACGGGTCTGCATGTGGTGAAGACGGTCGGCGGTCAGCCGAGCGAGGTTGTCACGCTCGGCACGGCCGGGCAGGACTTCCTATCCATCACCGGCACGGACGGGCTCGCTAAGGCGACCATCACCGGCGACGGGCTCGTGTCTGCGCAGTCCCTATCCGTAGTTGACCGGATCACCTGGCGCGGCACCGACCTCGCCGACACCCTGGCTGCCCTGCCCCGGGGCGTGATCGCCCACGGGTCAGTGTGGCCGTGGGGGAATGACAACCGGCATGTTGTCAGCCACGTTGATTCGCTGGCCGAGTTCGTGGTCGACGTCGAGGCCGGGCGCCTGTACCAGGTGGAGATGATGGTTCCCTGGTTCGCGAGCAAGGCGAGCGCCATGCTCGAGCTCTGGCTCAGGTATGCGCCGGTCGACGGCGGGAACCAGGTCGAGCACCGGTACCGCATGGTGTCAGAGAACCTGAGGCAGATTCAGACCAGCCGGGCGATCTTCCAGCTGTGGGAGCCGCCAGCCTCGGGCACGTATCGGTTGCTGTTCCTGGCCGCTTCCGCGTATGGGGACTCTGCCGTGACGCTGACGGTGGAGGACAAGAGCCTGCCGCAGCCGTGTGCGCTCGTGCGTGACCTGGGAGCGGCCGTGGAGCCGACCTTGCAGATCAACAAATCGGTGTCTCTGGGCAAGGCCGTCCCGCAGGCCCAGCCCACACCGAAGCGGAACTACCACAAGAATTACAAGTCGAATTGGTGGCGGGCGTACTCGAATAACTCCCCCGATTCTGCGTGGCCTGATTCTTTGCCGCAGGGATCATATGGCGGGCGTACCTACAATTCGATTGTTGGATTCCCGGATATGACTGCTGATCTTCGTGGCGCAACGATTACGGGAATGGCTCTCTATGTGTATGCGAAGCACTGGTATGGGCAGACGGGAGTAGCCAGCATCGGTGCTCACGGGTGGGGTTCTGCGCCGGGGCAGTTCGCGTCGAATGGTCGCTGGCTTGAGACGGCGGGATGGGGTCGCGGCGAAGGCAGATGGGTGCCTATCCCGAAGGCCCTGTGGCCGAACTTCCAGCGCGGCACCTATCGGGGAATCACATTCGAGACGCAAGGTTCCGCGTCATACGGCTACTGGTCCCATGATTGCGTGATCGCAGTCGACTACACCAAGTGAAAGGTGGAATGGAATGCCGGTGAATCACTGGAAGGGGATTCCAGTCCCCGCGGCGGGCGATGACCTGCTCTCAGCGTGGCCCAACGCCCTCGACGCGGCGGGGGTCATCTTCCCCGCTCAGTCAGTGGCTGCGGGCCGGGAGATTCTGTCGAGAGCGCAGGCGGCCGGGCATCCCCCGACGGCCGCGCACCCTGCCTACCTCGACGTCTCAGGCGTGCTCTACCGCGCCGACGGGACGAAGAACGGCGACCGGTGGGTGCTTCGGCCCGTCAACGAGGTTCAGACCGTCGAGACGCCCGTGCAGCTGAATAACGCGCTGACGTTGAAGAACGGCCAGTACTCGGACGCGGTTACCGCCGACCTCGGGGTGAGGCCGTATGACCGGGTAGTGCAGGCGTATTTCACCATTTGGGGTCGCGTATCCAATGGTGACGTTGACGCCGACCTGCGAATCCTGGGGCGCTCTTTCAGGGCGCGTTTCCCCAATGACGCCACGGGCGCGACCGTGACCGTGGTCGGAATGTGCGTGGTCCCTGCGGGTCAGGACCCGAAACTGCGCGCCGGATTCTCTGGCGCATACGGCACCGGGGGCACATTCTCATATGTGAACAACAAGGAGTATAGCGCGCTGGGCGCTATCGCAACACCAAGGAGCATGGCATAAGATGGCCGGAACATACCTGGACACGTCAGTGGTCGGACTGAACGTCATGGGCGACGGAGATTTCTATGATCTCGCCCGCCGCGTCAACGCCGAGCTTGACAAGCGCTCATTCCTCAGCGACTGCAAGGGTGAGGTCGATAAGAAGATCGACACCTATATCGAGTACGCCTCCAAGGAGGCGAAGAATATCAAGGCCCTCCAGTCTGACGCGATGATCGGCCCCGGTGAGCTGCTTTCCGTCGACGGCAAGATTTACAAGAATGTGGCACGCGCCTGGCTGAATCCGTTCAAGGCTGGGCCGTTGACATTCATCAACGGCTGGGAGCAGCAGCAGGGAGGTGTCCTGTGAGCGTCGGCAGCGTTACCGCGCGGATCGCAAGGCAGGTCAGCGAGAGCGAGAACGTCGGCTACAGCCAGTACCGCCGCCGCAGCTGGTTCGCGGCCGCCGACTGGGCGGGCCACGTCCCTAGCGCCCAGGACGCCGACTGCTCGTCCCTGGCCTGCGGGGCAATCGACTACGGGCTGCATGACACTTACGGCGTCCCATGGGGACACCAGGCGCTCCTCGAAATCAATGATTTCTGGACCGGCAACATGCGTGCCGGCATGGAGGCGCGTGGCTTCCGTGAGCGCACGTGGCCGGATGAGAACCTGTGCCCCGACGGCGGATTCCAGGCGGGTGACATCATCCTGTCCGCCGGCAACGAGGGCGGTACGGGCCACGTCGTCATCGCCCTCGAGGACGCTGCGGACCCGCTCATCTCGGAGTCGTGGATTTCTGAGACCGGCGACATCGACGGCGAGCCGGGCGACCAGACTGGGGAGGAGACGCGCCTCAAGCGCTACAGCGCGCACCCGCTCACTCAGCGTGGCGCGTGGACGTCCTGTCACCGCTTCGACGAGGCCCTGTTCCTGTCTCAGTGGCCGGAGTTTGCGGGGGGGAAGCCGGCCACGGTGCCAGCCCCGGCCGCCCCGGCGCACGCGCACGGCATCGACATCTCCAGCCACCAGGGCGGGCTCAATATCGCTGCGATCTGGGCGGATTTCGTGATCGTCAAGGTGTCGGAGGGCACTGGCTACGAGAATCCGTTCTGGCGTGCCCAGGCGGAGGCGACGCTGGCCGCGGGCAAGAGACTGGGCCTCTATCACTTCGCGAACGACGAGGACGCGGGCGAGCAGGCCCGGTTCTTCCTCGACCGCGCCAAGGGCTACGCGGGAAGGGCGACTTTCTGGCTGGACTGGGAGGCAGACGCCGTCGGGCTCGGCCCCGGCCCTGCGCTGGCGTTCCTGAACCAGGTGGCCGCTGAGACCGGCTCCACGCCGGGCTTCTACACCTACCAGAACGTGCTGAGCTCCTTCGACTGGTCGGCCGTGGCGGCGCGCTTCCCGCTGTGGGTGGCCGGCGGCCCGGACTACTCGGACTATGGCCGCTCCTACAGTGACCCGCCTGTCCCGAACGTCCCCTACTGGGGCGGCTGGGCGCTGGTTCACCAGTACACGGAGGACGGCTATTTGCCCGGCTACAGCAGCCACCTCGACCTGGATCGCCTGCGCGACCGGGCAGCCTGGGACGCGATGATCGGCGGCGGGCACGTCACCGTGAGCGCCCCGGCAGCCTCCCCCGCACCGACCGCCATCGACGGGCAGCAGCGCCTCGACGAGGACGGTGAGATGGGGCCGGCCACCATCGCCCGCTTCCAGCAGGTCATGGGCACCCCCATTGACGGCGAGCTCGACGACGACGGTTCCCCGGCCGTCGAGGCGTTCCAGCGGTTCCTGAACGCCGTGGTCGGGGAGGGCGCTCAGCAGCAGCTGAACGGTGCGCCGGCGCTCGACGTCGACGGCATCGCAGGCCCGGCCACGTGGCAGGTGTTCCAGTACCTCGTGATGGCCTGGCACCCCGAGTACGTGCCAGCCGGCTGGGACTTCGGGGACTGGATCGACGGCGAGGCCGGGGAGGCCACCATCCGGGCGCTCCAGCGGGCGCTCAACAACAGCCACGCCAACTCCGGCCACCTTTGGTGACCACCCATCTAGGAAGGAACACACATGAAGGCATTGGTTGGTGACCCGTTCGTCACTACCGTCATCCTGGGCACGCTGTGGCCCCTCGTGCAGGCGGCCCTGGACCGGCCGTGGTGGACGAAGCGACGCCGCGTCGCCCTCGTCGTCGCCGCCGCCGTCGTCCTCACCCTGGGCACCTGGGCGCTCAGCGCCTACCCGCTCCGGGCCGAGCTCCTGGCCGGGCAGACCGCGAAGTTCCTCGGGTTCGCGTGGGCGGCCTATCAGGTCCTGTCTCACATCCGAATCGGCGGCGTGAACATCCTGGGATGGGCCGGCATCATCACCCCCGGTGGTGAGACCAGGGACCACTACACGCCCCGTCACGAGGCCCCGTGATGGGCGTGGGCCGCCGCATCTGGTCGACGCTCCACGAGCCCAGGGTCATCTCAGCGATGATGGCAGCGACCTACACGCTCATAGCCGTGGCCGTCGCCCTCATCCTGGGCGCCCCGCGTATCCAGCCGTGGGACGTCACCGTGGGATGCCTGACCACCATCTGCGGGTGCTCCATCGGGGCACCCGCGGCGTGGCGGGGCTGGTGGGGAGTGGAAGGCCCATCGGCGGCCCTCGTCGCCCTCGGGCTCATCGTCGTGGCCGTCGAGGACGCCGCACGCGTCCTCAGTAGCGATCACTGGCCCGGCTGGCCGTTGTTCATCATCCTTGCTCTTCTCCTCATGATCGGTCAGCGGATGGCCCGCGTCTGGGGCCGTACGTGGCAGCCAGGCTGTGAGCCTGACACGCCGCTCCGGCAGGCCATGATCGGCGCGACCGCGGCGAAGGTCATCGAGGCTGACGCCGCCGCCCGCGCCATAGAGAGGGAGGATACTGGATGCGAGCCACGGAGCTGATAGCCGTCGTCGTCACCAGCGGTTTCGCTTCCGCGCTCCTCGGGCAGATCGCCGCCGCTGTGCGCGCTCTCTGGCGGGCCCAGCAGGGCAGGGAGTCTGAGGTGCAGATCGCGCGGCGGGAAGCGGCGCAATGGGAGTGCGTCGCCCGCCGCACGCGGGCGATTGCCTTGGACCGTGGAGCTCTCCTGTCGGAGTTGCCGCGTGGCCCGGGGGAAGAGCCAATCGGTGACCTCGGAGACGACTAAGGGGAAGCGCCCCTCTCACCTAAGGGTGGGAGGGGCGCTTTTCGTCGTTTCCGGGGGAAGCGGGGGAAGCGGCTGACGTTGGTCTAGTACAGCGTGGCAAGCGCGAGCTCCAGCATCGCCGCCGCGTCATCCGGGGAAGCGCCGGGCTAGGCCAGGCGGCCCGGGACAGTCCGACGCGGCTCGGCGGCACTAGCGGCATCTCCGGTGCCGAGGAACTCCTCGGCGCACTCCTTTCGCGTGCGCCCCCACGCAGCCGCGTAGGACCAACGGTCATCCTGGTGGGCCATCATGTGAGCGGACGACGGGTAACGCAGGGCGAACCACCATCCGGCGTTGGGGACCATCCCGCCCTCACTGCGCTCGAGCGTGGCAATGGTCTCGCCGTCCTCGTCGAGGATCGACGCATCGCCCGCGAAATTGGTGCGAATCTTGTAGCCGTCAATGGTGTTGGTGCTCATTGTGGTTCTCCTTGGGGATTGGGTTGGGCTCCTGTGCCCTCCCGAT